CGTACTCCTATAGTCAAATAGGCTGCAACATTGAGCGTATCTTTCAGCGTGTCCCACACCTTTTTAACATATGTGGATAAACCTTGTGGATAACTATTACGCATTTTTACCCCAGCCCGTGCCCTTAAATACAAGGCCCGGAGCGCTATATACCTGCCTCATCATTAAGTTACAACAATACGGTGTTACGTGCTCGGCCATCTTTTCGACGGTCTCATAGCGTACGTTGCAGCTTATGCACTCATACTCATACGTCGGCATCTTTAAGATCCTCCATTAGCACTATCCCCATAACACCGCATTTAACGCATTGGAGCGACTTAACGTACGGTGGCAGGTTATCTGTTACGACTCGCTCTATATGATCGGTCATTTTGCCGCATAAACGGCATTTAGTTTTATACGTCGCCATAGTTAGACCTCTTTAGATATTGCATCTCGAATAGATTAGCTCGAGGTACCCAATAGTTATTCTGATACGGGTGTTTATATTTAGGCACCTTGGCCATATGTACCGGCATCCATCCGAGTAAATGATAAACCGGGCTAAAGCCTGTAACTAATATAGCTACATCTGTAGGCCTGCCCGGTCCTCGATTTTGTAGTATTAAATGGCCGTTAGTGTGCTTGGTCCATTTAACCTCGATGTTATCGCCTACGTCTGCCGTATCGTGAGCGTTATCAATAGCAGGCACAAAGCCGTAATCGCCAAAATAGTTAGCTACGGCGATCTCGGCAGCTGCGGCCTCTGACTCTTGCCATACTAGCTCATGCCAGTTTTTATAACCTTGGCCAAAATTGCTCGCATCTTGTATCTCAGCATTACGCGTAATCGTGCGCTCTAGCCCTACTCGATGAGCGGTAATCTCCTGCGACCTATCGAGTACGACTTTAGCTACTCGCGACATTGTGCACATAGCCATAAAACTACGTCGCCGCTGACATCACGTACATCAAAGCCGCCTAGTGCGGTATGCCACTTAAAGCACTTGTCGCATTGTTTAGCCGCGACTACGGTGATCTCGCCGTTATCGTGGATAGTCGTAGCTACGCCGTCTTTAATAAAGGTTAGCTCGCTCATAGTTTGAGCCCGTCCTCGCATCGTTTACAAAATGCAACGACTAAACCATCCTCGCGTACGTAATCGTTTATATGCGTATCGTTATCACACTTTGAGCAATTACCGGCACCGCCGTAACCATCAAAGCTATAAATATGCCCATCGGTTGCCCGGTAAATATCTTTAGGGTTTATGGTCATACTTGAGGCTTCCATTTTCCATCGGATCCAAGTACGTGCCAATACGGGTTACATTGATTAGCTCGTACGCGCTCGGTGCACTTGTAAGCGGCCCACGGTTTACCCGTTGCCTTAGCCGTGCCCTCTGCCCATACCATTGTGCCATGAGCACATCTCGGGGCCTCAGCTACTAACTCACCGCCGAGGCTTTTACCGATCTCTAGGATGCCACTAGCCATCGTAGCCATGTCCTCGATCGAGGCCTTTGTACTCCACGGATCCGAGTCTGCCGGTAAAGTCTCTACCTTTTGCATATCTTGTACCGTAGGCCGTGCGTGCTCGCTTGGCGTTAATAGCCCGATTACGCGCCCATAAGCTGAGGTAATTGTGTCCTCTATAAACCATTTTTTCATATTGTTTGGATAGGTCGATACATTGCCAAAAGCATAATCTACGGCGCTAGGCACCATATCCTCATACTCACGGTATGCCTCGGCTTTTACTAAAATCGTGCCTTTAATAATATCGATGTCCTCGATGTAAGCGACTAACCTGCCGGATGGAAACTCTAATCTAAAGCGCTTAATACGAGCGTTTACATCCTCGTAATTGTCTAAAAACCCCATTAGATTAGCTCGCTCTCTTTTAGAGCTTTAGCGATAGCGCGGCCACGTACAAAGCCCTCGCCGTGTCCGTGCTTAAAGCCGATCGAGTATCCGATTACCATAAACATAAAGCCCATACCGCAGGCTGCCAAACCGATCAATATATCTAAACTATTCATTACTTAGCCCTTTGTTAAGGCCGATTAAGCTACTAACCGAGTAGCCCTCTCAGCGTTTGTAGTATCAGTATGAGGGCTTTTTGTCAGATATCAAAGCGTATTCGTGTTTGGCGTGTCGGGCTTAGGCTGCTCTTTAGGTTTAGACTTTAAGCCATTACCGGCTAATACGCCGCCGAGAGCCCCGGTTAAGAATATGGCTAAAGTTTGTAAAAGTTGTATAAAGTCTCTATCGTTTGGCGCTTGAGCTCCTACGGGCTGCGTAACAAAAACAAGCGCATATACGGCACCTGCGGTAATTACAAAAAAGGTAAGAGCAAGTACCGCGCCAATTAAAAATATGAGGCGAGCGTGAATATCCTCAGGCGTTAGGCGCTTATTTTCTTTACTCATCTTTCGTAATAAGGTCCTTAGTGCAGGTCCCTGTAACCTCGCATTGAGGCGAAGTGCACTCAGGGTTTGTCCAGTTTTCGTATTCTTGGCACTCATATCTAACCCATCCATCGTAACCGCACCCCGATAGGAGGATAGTCCCCACTATCGCCCCTATCAGGGCCCGGATCATTTAGAGCCTATGCCGTATTGCTTCTCGTTAGGTTGTATCGCTTTCATTAGCGGACCTACGAGCCCGGCGATAAACGCGTTAGCTAGTACTTTTGGATCCTGTATCCCTGACATATAGAGAGCTGCTACGGAGGCAAGCGCTGCGCGTACATATGACATAACGGCGGCCTCTAATTGCTTTTTATTCATTGTCTAGTCCTAACTTAGTTATTAGTTTTTTTGCTTTTTCTACGGTTACGTTTACCTCAAAATGCATATCATCCGGCCTGCTCTTAAAGTCGCCGCCCCACTTAAGGCCGTACTTTTTAGCAAGGGCTCTAATCATTGGTATTTTCTCAGCCGGAAAAGTGTCGTACTTGCCGAGCGGATGCTTTGTAGCGTTTAGATCGATAGCGGTACCGGATGAGTGGCACGATAATTTTGTAGGGTTGCCTCGCACCATCCGATAGGCGTAAGCCCAATCGTCAAACGTGCCCTCATCGATCGGCTCGATTAGCTCGTGAAATTCAGCCGCGAAGGCTGCGAGTAGTGGCCCCACACTCTCAGCACAACGCAGCTTACGATCCGTACCCTTTACCGGGTAGGACTTTATTTTTATTTCGGCCGGATCCTTAGAGGCCGGGTAGCCGTTATAACTAGTCTCCATTTATATCCACCTCAGGCATAATCCATTGGCACTTTGTTTCGTCAAAACCTAAATTACCCTCAGGCTCAGGTGCTATAAACGCATCTCGCTCTACATCATAGGTATAACCTACACCTGCATAGTTTTTTCGAATACTACCCGTATACGAAGTCTGCAACCATGAGCCACCGAGATACGTCTCACACCACTCTAAAGACTCAGCGACAATTACTCTTAATACTATTCCGTTTTGTATCTCTGCAAAGTGGCTCATATTGTAATACTCCCGCTACTTGTAAAGGTGTAGTAAGTAAAACCACCTGAAACGCTACGCGACGGGCTTCCTGTCGTCGCTGCGGCTGTGTAAGTGCCTGTTACTTTTAAGACTACACGCCCTGAGCCCCCGGCCTCTGATGCATAAGTGCCTGAGCCACCACCGCCACCGCCGCCTGTGTTTACTCCACCTGCACCTGCAACGATGGAGTCACTTGCACCCGCACCACCACCACCTGAGCCACCTGCCGGTGCATTACTTCCTGAGCCGCCACCGCCGCCGGCATAAGTTGCTCCCAAATAATTTGCATAAGTTGCTCCATTACCACCAGTACCAGCACCGGCAGAGCCAGTAGATGCCGCACCTGCTGCACCAGCGCCGCCGCCGCCACCACCGCCGCCGCTAGTGTTACCACCACCGCCTGCGTTACCTTGCCCAGATGTTGCCGTGCCACCCGTTAATGTACCGCTAATAAATCCACCTGCACCACCACCTGAGCCGCCGCTGCCGCCTGCCA